CGCAGCATTTGCTGTGCTGGGGCGATTTATGGTGATTGTCCGCAGCGCGCGGACACAAAGGACGGGAAGCAGTGCCTGCTTGGCTGCCACAAAAAAAATCGCGGCGTCGGTTCGACGCCGCAAAATGTCGCCGGGCTCGGCGTAGGCCGCATCAAATACGCCCTCCCAGTAAGGATCTGTCTGAGGAACCGGACGCTTCACACGGCCGCCTACGGGAAGAAACGCAACGGGGAGGCGCATGATCCGATTCTCTGGCGCCAACGGCAAAAATGGGCCCACTGGACGAAACAGATCGCAGTCGATGCCGATGCAAACAGCGGCTTTGCCATATCCTCTGTAGATACGGTCTTGCAAGGTAAGGCCATCCATCACACGACGAGCCTGGTGCCGCCGTCGCCCAGCGCGGGTCCCGGAGGTACGCCGAAAAAGCCGCACAGACGCCGACGCCAATCGTCAAACAGTCTCGTTCTATCTGCGACTTCACGGGCGTTGCGAACCCACGCTGCAGCAGAGTCGGTGTCGAGCGTTGCGGAAGCGTTGGTGATGGCGGCCTCAAGAGCGGTGAGGGTGGTGAGGTAGGTACGGGCCACCGTTTCCTCCGCGCCCGACAGGCGCTGCATCCGGTATTCGAGCAGACCGTAGGCCTGGTAGAAACGCCAGTTACTGAAGCCACCATTGCCAAGGCCATACGCCGGATAGCCCATATGGCGGCGCAGGTCCGTAAGTTCGCTGTCCAGAAAAGCCATGTCGCCGTCCTTACCCCGCTAGCAGCCGAATGGTGAGGCCGCCGTCTTCCATGAGACGGCGGCCTTCGCAGTACCCTTGGTGCTAACCGATATGCTCGATCATGACGGCACGCTTGTAGTTGGCGTTGGTGGCGGTGGGGAGCGTTTGCGGGTTTGTCGTGGTATCCGAGGGTGCGCAGAAACCGCCGATCCAATACCAGCTCTGCGCAATGATTTGCTGGAGACGATCAATCGGCTCGCGGGTCACCATGGCGATACCGTCTACGACGGTGACAAGGCTATCAGACGGTGCGACGTCCGCTTCCGCCATCCCGGCAAAGTCGCCTTCGATAAGGGCGCCCTGGCCGCAGATGATCGGACGTCGCACGAACACCCCCGGCGAGCCCGGGATCGCCTGGATGAACGCTTCGTTCGTCAGCATGAAGCGCAGGCCAAGGAACTCGCTGATGGTCCCCTTGCGGAAGACCTGGTTGGCCGAGGTGGCACCCTGGAAGAGTTGGCGGAAACTCGGGTCCGCAAAGAGCTGACGAGCGCTGACCGGATCGAGATAGCAGTTGTAGACACCATCAATCTCCGGCACCGCATTGAGGCGGAGCTGGGCTACCGCATTCAGCAGGGTGGACATATCGAGAAGGTCGCCAGCGACGAGGTTGTTGGTGCTGGCCCGGCTGTTGGGGCGCATAATCGTACTAGCGGTCGAAGCGGTGACCACGTTGCCCGCCGCACCGTCGGAGACGGTGACGTTGGTGAGGAAGGTCAATACCCCTGAGATACCGTTGGACGCCGCCGAGCTGGTGCTGGCATCGGGAGCTGCGCCGACGAGCATGTAAGAGCCTGATCCGATTGTCACAGCGAGGCTATTGCCCGCGCCGACCGGCGTTTGCACGCCATTGACGAAGATGTTCTGAAATCCGCGTATATCATCAACCGAAACGGACGTGCTGGGCGAGCCAAGGGCCACGCGGATGTGGGTGTTTCCGCCAAAGTAAGGGTTAAACAGCGCGTTGCGGGCCAGTTCGTCGAGCGAGCGGGCTGCCTGTTCGCCGTTGATGGCGGCATTGAGCAGAAATTGGCTGGCGATGCCGACACGCGAGGTGACCATGTTGAGGTCAGTCGTTGCGGCATAATGGTTCAGGGTGATCGTATATTGCTCGACGCCGAAGGTGGCAGGCGTGAGACCGTTGTCGAGATTGGTGTTCAAAGCAGGGATGATCGGCGTGGTAACCGACGGCTTGAGCCCTGCGCGGGTCTTTGTCAGCGTCTCACCAATGCCCACGGCAAATTCCTGCCGGTCGGCGCACATCCGATAGCCGAGACGGCTTTTGAGAGCGGCCTCAAATTCACGCTCCAGGAACCCCTGCTGGATGATGGGCTGAAGAGCTGCTGGGAAGTTCTGAATACCCATCGTTTTATATCCTCATAGATGTGTGTCGGCGCTCGCGGGAGCGAGGGCTTGATTGCCGATTCGAATTTGAGAAATCAGGCTTGTTGCGGCAGCCGTGGTGTTAGCGGCGGCGAAGAAGCTCCGCGCGGGCCGCCTGCCATTCGACGTGACTCATCGCGGTGGCGCGCTTGGCGACAGGCGCGGTGGTGGGAGGGGCGACCGCAGTGGTTGAGGAACTGGTCCCGTGAAACAGCCAGGGTTTGTTACGGCGCAAATCGGCCATCAGACGATCAGCACCGTCAACCTCGCCTTTGGAATTGAGGTTGATGCTGCTGGGATCGACAAGTTTGAGACCATCCAAGTCCACCATTCCGGCCTTGATCGCATGGCTCTTTAGTTCGGCATGGATGAGGCGGCTCTGGTGGACGGCTGCTTGCTCTTCGAGCCTGCGCTCCAACTCGATGATGCGTTCATCGACGGCTGGGGCCGGAGTAGGTGCGGAATTTACGTCAGTCATGATTGCTCCTGCACGATTCGTGCGCGTTCGGCGGCGATGTCGGAGACGGCGTAGAGATCAGCGATGCTGCGCAGCGCGGTCTCTGGTGACAGCAGGCTGGCCTGGGTCAGCGTGGCCAGTGTCTGCGCGTCGAGGCTGCGATCTTGTGAGTCCGGAGCGAAATAACGCGGCCAGACCAATCGCAGCCGCGCGCTGCGGTCGAGTGGTCCAATGGGCTGATGGTGGGTGGTGAGGGGATAGAGGTGACTTGCCTCGATGATCATGCGGAAGAGTTGCAGGATCGCCGAGCCGTAGCTCACGCGCAGGTTATCGGCCAGAAAGATCAGCCCTTGATTCATCATCTCAAGCGCCCGGCCAGATTGAGCTGTGGTAAGGCGATCAGCGCTGGCGCGATTGCCATGGACCCCCTCAAGGGCGAGTTCGCGCAGCGTGCGAATGTAGTCGATGACGGCAGCAGCCGCGGTTCCATTGATCTCAAGAAGACGCGCGTCACCGTTCTCGCTGACGACGAGGGCGTTGCCGCCGCCGCGGACAAGCGCACTTGCGTCACCGGCGGGTTCGCGAATGAGCAGGGTAGGGTCGGAGCTGTATTTGAGGCCGCGACCTGCCTGGCTCAGTTGATAGTCGATCTCGATTGACGTCTCGATGGCGGGCTTGAATGTGCAGGCACCATCAATACCATCCGTACCGTCCGGGCCGCCCGGAAGATTGCGAATCCAGACGATCGGGACGAAGCCGAGGCCGTGACGGGTGCTTCGGGCCTCGTCGATTTCCGGCGGCTGCGAACTGGTAGCAGGCCAGGGCACGAACCACGTCTCGGTCTCCGTATCCCAGACGCGCATGAACCAATAGCTGGCCTGTTTGTCGTCGATCTCGTAGCCCATGGTCGCGAGAATGCTGCCTTGGACTTTGTATTTCTCGGTGACCATCGCCAGCGTGTCTGGGGCCTGCTGGTCCCAAACCGGCGTCAGATAGAGGGATTCCAGGACTTTGAGAAAAACGCGGCCCTTTAGGACACGCAGCAAGACCGCAACGGAGCCAATAGCGCCTCTCAGGGCAGCTTCCTGCATAATCGTGTTAAGGCGGGTTTCCACAGTAATATCGGCGAAGATACTTCGCAACGCTGCATCGTCTGTGTCGATTGTCGGGAAATGCTCGTTGCTGAAGACAAGGCTGATACTATCATCGACGACGATGCGCGCGAGCGGGTAACGCACGCTGGGGCGGCGTTGGCGCAGCGGGATGTATTCACCGGCCGACGTCCGCTCGTCCTGAAATTCGTATGGCAGCACGTCGTAGATCGTGCCGTCTTGAACTCGTTTATAAAGACTGAGGCGCGCGGTCCTCGCTGGATAATCCGCGTCGGCTTGAATGAGGCCGGCGATAGTGTCGAACATGGGCGCTTGCCTTTGGCATG